GCCGCAAGCTATGAGTTTTCTAGACAGACTTTCCTTTAAATCCTGTCTACACCTGACTTCCACCTGTGTATCGTGATGTTTTTCCATAAGATATCCCAATCTGTATGCCAGAATCATATCATTCTTTTGGCGGCATCACACACACGCCTGGGATGTTGCCTGACTGGCGATTAATCTTTTGATTATCTTCCCTGATGGACATTTCGCACATTCATCCATCTCGCCAGGCAATGGGCAATTACATTTTAAAGAATATGTATTGTGAGGCCTTCTGCCTGATTCAGAAATATCCTCTTCTTCCCAGGCATGGATATCTATTAGTTTTAAGCTGGCTAATTCTCTTAAATATAATCGAATTGTAGCTGGTTTTTTATTTAAGAAATCCTCATCTTTGGCTATATCTTCTGCTGTGCATCTACCGCGACTAAATAGAATATCTAATATTAATAAATAGGTGTAATTGCGATTTGCCATAATGTTATTCTCCTAAGAAAAAATTAATACCCTCTTTATTGAAATTGGTTTTAAAGGTGCGACTTTTAAGGAAGTTTTGTACATCCTTGAATCTCACCATTATTTGACGAGATTTGTATTTATGAGTTGGTAATTGCCCGCTCTTGTACCAATAGGAAGAAGTAGACGAACTGACTCCTAGTATCTTGGCAAGTTTACGCAATGATATATTATCGTATTGACAAGCAAAAGAAATGTTGTGAGTTATGCAGTAATTTTTTATTGCTATTTCTGTTCTGTAAAAGCCGTGTTTATTCAATACCTGTACTATTTTAGTAGGTGGTATAAACCCGGCATTTTCTTCTACTATCTCTATTTCTTTTGTTGTCCAGTTCTTATTACCTTTCTGCTTAGACATTACACTAATGGTAATACGATTTCCTCTGGTTGATTTTGGTATTTTCCCTGGCGAGATTCATAGTTGACGGCGCATTCTTCACCCTGGAAAAATAATAATTGTGCTATGCCTTCATTGGCGTAAACCCGGCAATCAGCACTTGATGAATTTGATATTTCTATTGTTAAATGCCCAATCCATGAAGCCTCAACTGGGGTTAGGTTCGCTATCAAACCAGCGCGGGCATAGGTTGATTTTCCTATGCAAATAGCTGTTAAGTTTGGAGGCATTTGTAATTTTTCAATAGCTACTCCTAGTCCATAGGAATGTGCAGGAATAATGAAAAAATCGCCCCATTTATCTTGCTGTAATTCTACCGATTCAAGGTTCTGGGAATTGAAGTTTTTGGGATTAACAATTGTTCCAGGAATATGTCTAAATATCTTAAATTCCTTGCTACTTAATCTGATGTCGTAGCCATAGGAGCTAAGTCCGTAACTGATAGCTTTTCTGATTTGACTGGACATTTGCTCATGCCCACAAATGCTGACTTCTCTGATTAATTGCACCTGAAATGGTGTAATCATGCCTTCAATGGCATATTGCATAATTTGGGAGTCGTTTAATATCATGGGTCTAAATAAATAGTTGCTTGACAATTGACATACAGGCGTAGTAATCGTTACCTAAATATTCCCGTCGTGCTTTGTCTACATAGTAAAATCCGCTACTTGATTTTTCAATTTTGCCATTATGTTTACCGCCAAATCCGTCAAGCAATGACTGGAGTTTTTGTGTCGGGCTGTACATTTGAGATAATTTGATATAGATATGCCGATAATTTTATCATTGTTTTGATTGCATTAAAAAGCCGCTACACATACTAAGTTGTGTAGCGGCTTTTGATTGTTCTTATTTATCCGTCAGTGGTCAAGCGGACTACTAATGAAAGATTCAAATCCGTAGCTATAGATAATGTCGTTGATACCGCAAGGAGCGTCGTTGGCATCAGGATCGAAACTGAGCTCATAAGCCCACCAGTTGGCGTTGTCGTGCCAACTCCAACTGAATCCGTCCTCCACCCATCGTAGGTTCTCATCGAGAGAAACCTCGGACGGGCTAAACAAGCTAATGAATTGATAAGTCTGCATATTTTTTTAGTTTAATAATGGCACTAAGCACTAATTTAGGATTAGCACTTAGTGCCGATTGAATTAGTAGGGAGGATACAAGTCATCCTCATAACTACTGACATCGCGGGGTTTGCCTTTTGGGCTATACCCGTCGTCAAACGGGTCGGCTGTTTTGATGGTAATTACTTCCCCATCAATAATCCCAGAGATTTCATATTCACCGCCCATAACAATATGAGCTAAATCAACAGGGATACGGCATCTCCTCCCATCAGGTAGTATCTTGGCTACAATTTCCCCATTCTCCATGTACGTGATGTCAGAAAAGGTTACACGACCTTCGTAGCGAGGGAGTTCACGACGTGGCTTAGGGAAAGCCTTGTATTCAGAATGCCATGAAGCGATTAATTTGCCCGCTTCTGAAGTCATATCAATCATCGCATCTTCTAATGCAAGGCCATGGAAGATGATATTTCTATTGCCTTTTTTGCGATAAAATTCCATATCAACTCCCACGTTGTCAACCGTGGGGAATGCAATAGAAGCGGGAACACAGAAAGGTGATTCAGTAGGCTTGTTCCTGGAAAACCCAATTTTAATATCAACCTTTGCAAAAGCCAACGCGAAAGGCGATAGCATACCGCCGTTGACTTGTTTACCTGCCATTCTACTGCGGGTAACATAAACCTTAGAGAGCTGCTTATATAGTTCAGATGTTTCTGCATACAAACTAGCAGCAAAAGCACCTTTCGCTGTGTATTGAATTGGTGTTGTGTGCAAAGGCTGGTCGTCTTTTCCCAGGAACAGGAGAAGATGCCGAGTTACTATCTTGTACAGTTCGTTGGTGTCCGCCGCAGCAGCTTTAGCAAACTCTGTCTCACTGCCATTTTCCCAGGCCAGCCCAACAAATCCGTATCTATCGTCTTGGGAAGTGCGATACTGGATTTCCCTCTGAGATTTATGGATAACAACGAATTTGGGATTAGAGCAAATGAAACCGATTTCCGTTCCATCACCAAGGCTGGCTTCATATGGAATCCAGGTATCATCTGCGATAAATCCCACCTTTTCGGCTTCTGCTGCTTTAATAAAAAAGCCTATTTGGCTCATGCCACCACTTTTTACCCATTTATCTAATTCTGCGGGCTTGAGATTCGGTGGACTAATTATTTGACAGTATGGGATTTCTTTTGATGCTACTGTATGTGCTGCGAATTGATCTAATAGTGCGGTCATGTTGTTCCTTAGTTTGTCCTTGGTGTTATTCGCGCGGATTTGATAAGGCATCGCACCCAGCCTTTGTGCTAAACCGTGGCGTATTCTCGCTTGGTCAATTTAACCAAGTTCTTGGCAACTGGTCGCCAGTCGTCGAAGAAGTCTTCGCCATCTAACGTCCATCCCCATCGGTCATCTAGCCAGATGTATCCGGCTAAAGTCCCGTTGAACCTCACGGAGTATTGCTGACCCCAAAGGTCAACAAAATTCATATCTTCGATAATATACCCTATCTCTTCGATAGGCTGGTTTATGCGACCACTACCACGCTCGTCATTGAGCGCAAAATTTTCTGCATCTTCGTAGGCTATGAATAGCAACCTGTCCAAGCCTTTGCGGACAGCCCATGAGACCGTATCGTGGTCTCTGTCAAACACTATTTCTATTGTGGCGACTACATCGCCATTTTTGACCACCTCGTGGTAGCCAAAATCTATAGCCACTACTTGCAATTCTGTCTCTAGTTCCGCTTCTAGTTCCGCCTGTGCCACCTCTTGTGGCTCTACTAAGATAAGTCCTGCGTTTACGCAGAATCTCTCTGCTTGAAGGTAGGTTTCTGTGCGATGGATAATCTTACCCTCAGACACAACCATGTAAGGCTGTGTCAAACCTTCGTAGCTATCGCCATCGAACTCGATGACGGCGGATTTTTCCTCTACTTTCGCTAGAGTCTTAGCTTGATGCGCCAGAATAGCCTCTACCCAATTATTAATCAACCTCTTGTCGCCACTGGGCAAAACGCCCATGTCAGCAGCGACTTTCTTGACCTTGACCATTCCTCTGTTAAGGAGTTGTTGACGAGAGTAGATAGGGTGTGACATAGTTAATTAGACCTATTAGGTTGAAGGCGATCGCTTGACTTTCCACGGTGCGGCGGTCGCTTTGTTTATATCTCAATTATTACGCAATAATTGAGATATGTCAACCCCTCTTGAGAAATTTCTTGTAATCCTCAACAGATAAGGCTTTCCGTGCAAAAAGTTCGATTAACTCAGATACAGATGTCCCTCTTAGAAGAGCTTCTTTTTGCAAATTCTCCCACGCGGTCGGGGTAACGCAAATAGTGTGTCTGACTTTATTTTCGATGTAGCGCGGCTCTCGTGGCCTGAGATTTTTTAAGCTTGCCATAAATATCTATTATTGTGGATAAATTGAGCATAGCATGATGTTCAATGCTTGCGTCTATCGAATAAAAGATGAAGTTATAGGGATATCTGTAATATTTATGTAGTCTGGCAAGCGTAAAGTAACTTGCGTTACTCATGCTTACCAGAAGTTACTAAACACAAAGGAATGCTATGAATAATTTAGCACATATCGAGAAAAATATAGTGTTATCATGTAATAGATAGGTCAACACGGTGAGGGAGCGCGCAATACTCCCGCCGTTCCAGTTGACAGTCCATTACAGTCCAAAATGAACTTATGAACAGTTTAGCAAAAATTGATGTAATTCAGAAAGATGATGAGCTAGTTGTTGATTCCCGACTGATAGCCAAAGAACTGGGGATTGAGCATAGATCATTTTTCAGGACTATCAGAAAGTATCAGACCGAGTTACAGGAATTTGGACACCTGCGATTTGAAAACGCATCTGTAGTAAGCTCATCCAAGGCAACAAATATTACACTGTTTGCCTACTTGAACGAAGATCAAGCTACTTACGTAATGACCCTATCAAAAAATACTGAGCAGGTCAGAAAATGCAAGCGAACACTGGTTAAGTCATTTTCAGAAGCCAAACAAATAATTAAAACCGTCATTCCTGCACAAAATGACCACATCCGCGAACTAGAGCTACGTTTGCAATTAGCACAGGCGGAAACTCAAAAAGCTTTAGCGGAAAAAGCCGTACTTGATGCACGTCATTTAATTGTTGCTACTTGCCCTGAACCTGTGCAGCAAAAGATACTCGGTTACTCTGTTGTGGAAAAAGTGGAGTATCGCGATCGCATTATTCATGAGCAGGATTTAATTAATGATGGTTCGACCATTAACAAGACTGCTTTATGTAGACGCTATGGCTTTGTGTCCAAGAACGGAAAACCCGATTATATTAAATTAAATAGACACCTTAATTCGTTAAATATTCCTGATTATGCTTGGGAAAACGTGCCAAGCATTAGAGAGAATCAGGAATTGCGGCGAGATTATTTAGAGGAATTAGACAAGAAGATTATTGATGATTCCCGTCAATTATGGTTTGGGGAATGAATAAAAAAACCTGCTTTGTGGCAGGTTTCTATACAAGGTTGGATTACATCTTTATTGTAATCTTATTTCTAGATTTTGTAAATATTTAGCTCCCTTCCTTCCAGGTTTTAAGTGCTTTAATCCTGGCGTTAATTCTATTTAATTTTTCTTCGGTTTCTTCCTTGTCAGCACTCAGATTCATTAATTCCGCATCTATTGACTGCTCTAATGTCCAGCCTAGATTTTTGTGTTCATTCCAAGTAGTTTCAAGCATATTTACAATCCTGCGAACATCATCCATATTTCTGCAAACATAGTCAACGGAATTTTTAGACCAGATGAACAAAGAACGCTCAACTCGCCATTTATCTATTTCCGCTTTTTTGGCTAGTGAGGGAAAATCACAAGCATAGGGTTTTGCCCATATAGGTAGTGTAAGTGAATGGATGTCGTGCATATTTGATTCTCATTTTGTTTTTTCATTGTTTGCTTGTTTGGATCTTCCCTAATTTCCCGGTGTTCGCAATATCCGACGATTGCGGTTCATGTCACATACTCCGCGTATTTAAAAAGTGGTAAATCCGTGTAAATCGTTTGCCTTGCTAGCCGCTGATGCTCAGAATCTATCCACTCTCTTGTGTATGTCTTGGGATAAGAGTAATCAGATTCTAGGCATTCACTGATTAACTCAATTTCTGATTGAGTGATATACCCTAAACCTAAGAGCAATTCTTTGTTTAGTTTCTGCCATATAATGCGGCGATCACCTATATAAATTGCTCCTTTCTTTTTTGTTCTTGCGCTATTTATTCTTTTGGAATTTCGTAGTTCTTCCAAGATGTCTCTTATACCTACAAACGAATGACGAGATAAATCCGCTTTTAAAGTATTGACAGAAACAACTGGACACATAATGCATCCCATTCTTAAACTCCCTTTCTCATCGGTAGCGTTGTTATATGTTGCTGTTAGAGCATTAAATACTCCTTTATAAAGTATTGTTTCATCTGCATAAAAAATTAAATCCCAAACATCACAATTCCGGAAATTGATTATTGGATCAATAGAGGATTTAATTTTGTCTATTCCACATTCTCCAGTGGAACATCCTTTTTCCTTTGACCGAAGTCTAGAATCTCGCGCAGAACTTTCTCCATAGTGTCGTCCTGTAATAACCATTCCTCCTTTTTTTACTCTATCTTGTGGTTCGATTTTTAGGTAATGTGTACACCATCTGTTTTTCCAGTCAGGGACAGGATATCCTACAGCAAATTGGTAAAACCAATAGCTTTGTTTTGGATACAATATCTCCAAAGATATTGTATCCAATGAGTTTTGAATAGCGGAAATAAGTTCGTACAATAATCTTGTTTCAATTAATGTATTCGCAAAAAACAGCCTAAAATTATGTGTTTCCACATCCCTAATTCGCTGCCACAGCAGAAACACGATCAAAAGTGCGTGAGAGTCTTTGCCACCACTAAACGCTAGATGATACTTCCCGGATTTATCCAAGGAATCAAAAACCGTGATTGCGTCTAAAACCTTTTGAAGAAGTGGCTTATCTTCACATTTAAGAATGGAAGAAATTATTTCTAATGTATCGTTAGACATTCTGGTATCCTTATAAATTTGATTCTGATTCATCTGGATGCCCAAGCGTTGAATCTTGAGACAAACAATTGAGAAGATGGTGGCGATTTGATTCAATTTCCATTAATTCATGCAGCGTTATTTTTACTTGAGAAAGTCGTCTCCTGACTTCGTGAAGTTTTTCTTGGTAGTATTTGAAAACTTCGTACTCGTCTGTGGAAAGTTGCTGGCAATACTGCATTTCCAACTTTTCTAAGTGTAGTTTTAGTGCATTTAATTTGATAATATTCATGGCTAATATTGTGGTTTTGCTAAATTTTTGAATTGCGCTCTTGGGGCATCGTAAAGTAATTTTACTGTTCCCGTTCCCGAATCGCGCCCCTTGGCTACAATGACTTCTCCAATACCTCTGTTTGGAGTATCGGGATTGTAATATTCATCTCGGTATAGCAGGAACACAAAGTCTGCATCCTGCTCAATGCTTCCTGATGCCCTTAAATCTGACAGCATTGGGCGGTTATTTTGCCGTCCTTCAACGCCCCTGTTTAGTTGCGCTAAGGCAAACACGGGACAGCTGAAACCGGTTGACCCTGACGACAAACTCTTCAGCAGCCGACTAGCGCGGCTGATCTTACTTTGCTCATCCCTTGCATTCTCTTCAGTGCTTGCCAAAATATGGATGTGGTCTACAAATATCGCGCCTGGTCTTTCTCCAGTGCGGGCAATGGTGCGGCGAATAGTGCCGTTGATGTCCAATACATCCATCTGTGAATAATCGCAAATGTATAGCTTAGACTCTTCTGATGTTTCCATAGCCATAGATATCTGCGTCCATTCATGGCTGCTTATCATCCTAGGTGCTTTGAGCTTTGCGCCTTCAACATTTGATAATCGCGTTGTTAGCCGTCTAGCCAATTGAATTTTATCCATCTCTAAAGAGAAGAAAAACACTGGTCTATGCTGACCGTTCTGCTTAGATGCGATGTTCCAAGCTATATCTAATCCTATGGCTGTTTTGCCCATGGCGGGTCTGCCACCAATTACAACAAATTGGTTCGGCTCAAAGCCGCCTGTTAGCGCGTCCAGGTCGTAAAATCCAGATTGAATGGGGACAATTTCCCCTGATATTTTCTTTTCCATTTCGCCATACATTTCTTGCATAGCGGTGGATACGTGCGCTAATTCAGGTCGGTCGTCTGATTGGGATTGAGTCAAGTCAAATATGCTTTTCTGTGCCTCTTCCAGGATTTTGGGCAGTTCCAGTTCGCTGCTGTAGGCTAGTTTGATGTTGCGGTGGGAGATTCGGATTAGCTCCCGTCTGAGGAATTTCTCATAGACAATTTCAGCGAGGCTATCTATGTTAATCGCGCTGACGGTGCTGTCTAGCAACGCCCTTAGCTTGGTTCTGCCACCGATTAATTTAAGGTAGCTTTCACCGCGCAGGTCTACCTTGTCTGATAAGCGGGACGCAACGCTTACTATATCTGTGGGGTTGGACTCTAAATGAAGTTCTACCATGACGCGGTAAATCATGGCGTGGCAATGCACGTAAAATGCCTCGGCCGGCAATCTGCCATGGATTCTCTCTATGGCACTGGGGTCTAGAAGGATTCCCCCTAAAATTACCTGTTCAGCCTCGACGTTTTGGGGCGGGAGGCGGTCTAATCCGTCAGATGCTAGGTCTAGGTTGTTTGACTGAAACATGATGTCTTGTCCTGGATTTTTAAAAAAAGATTTATTTTGACCATTCCCATGTGGGGAATTTTTCTTTGGCATAGCGATACCAAGCGCGGTTATCCTTCCCTGCAAAAAATTCCTCTAAAGAGCGGCTTTTCAGGTATTGGGTACGGTGGTGGTATTCGTGCTGAATTTCATACCAATCCTTCAAATATTGGGGAATTTCCGATAGTTCCTCTGATGCTTTCGATAAGTCTGGAGATGGAAGAGTGCAGCTTGGGCGATCGCATAAGTTCATCAAGTTCACCCAGCCACCCTTAGTCCGTTCCCATTGATTGATAATGGCTATGGCGTGGCCATACTTCTGTTCTGGCGTTGACTTATCCTTTCTTGCCAAGTCAATAGCCAATTTTTTGACTATCTCAGGATTGCAGTTCTGGAATTGCGCGGACATCTGCTTGGAACGCCAGGGCAAAACCCAGCCTTGCCATTTGGCTCGGTCCCTAAAAATGCCTAGCATCTCGGATGGTGGTGCAGTGTCGGATGTATCTGGACTCAACAAGAACGCATCTATTAATTCATAGACATTTGCCGCTTGTGCGTAAGCATTTTGAAGCGCGGCGGCGGAATATCCGTCCTTAGATTGGGTTATTGGTGAGTTGCAAACATCTGTCCTTTTATCAGAAAGATTATTTATATCTGTTGAATTAGATTTAAACCCATCACAATCGCGGGCTTCTTTCTCTTTTTCTTCTTCTTTTTTGTCTTCTGAATTTATGTTCTTCTTATGTGGGGGGTCGCATCCACCGACGGATGAACCATATACTCGGTCGTCCACCGGTGGTTTACCCACCCCTGGTTTACCCGTCGGTGGTTCGTCCACCGGTGGGTAAACCACCCCTGGATGTGTGGCTTTAAAGAGGCTGCATTCCTCTTTATCTGCAAATACATAATAGTCCCAGTCGTAACGCCCATGGGAATCTTTAATTTTTAGTCTAAGCAGATATCCATTTTCTTCTGCTTCTTTGATGATGGTTCTCAATTTTTCTCGACCATATCCCAGCCCTGCCTTGATGCTGGCAAAAGATACGGAGAATCCGTCCGCATGAGATTGTATCCAGGCGATGAAGCGAAAAGTCCCATCACCGATGTTTTGATTACGAATCAATTCATTGGGTAACTTTGTGTACCCTGACACGGGCATTCCGCCCTTACATATTTTTCCCATTACATCCTCCTTGGACGCAATGGTATATCTGTCTGATTGACAGACATTTGAAAATTTCCTATCATTGAGATGCTCCTTGTGGACTTAAGGCTAGGGGTCGTCCCTCGACTATTTCCGGTAGTGCGGGGGAAAATTTTTTACTACTCTGCCAATAATGACTGAGCGTATGCCAAAACTTGATCCGCAATGCTTGGCTTGCGGTCAAGACATCTAGCGATATCTTTAACCTGTTTTTCCAAAGCTGTCGGGATTCTGACAGCCTTGGTTTTACCTGTGAACCATCCAGGCTTAAACAAAACCTCCTGCGGCGCGGGGGCGGGCTTTGGGTTTGCCATGTTTCTCCTAATTGACTGATAATATCATATCCTATTGACGGGTTACTAGTCAATAGGAAGTAAATAAAAGTTTTCATTTCTTCTGAAAAAACTGCGGGTCTTTTCATTTTATCGGCAAAGTTATCAAGATTTCGATAACTTTGTTTGCAACAAAAAAGCGGGCTGTAAACCCGCTTGCTGACTACATTCCCGTTGATTTGTAATACTTGCAGTTATTAGCCGTCTCTGTAAATATTGGTGCAAGTGCTTCCTTTAGATATTCTTTATCATCCTCTGTATAATCCCATACTCTGTCCGTTGGTGCTTGGCTTCCACTTGGATGGTTACAGTCCCCTTCATAGCTATACATTTCGTTGTCCTTTTCAATAAGGAATCCTGAATGTATGCAGTTTGTACAACTTTTCATGCTGTCCTTACCTTTTTAAAATCTTTGTCAGTCCAGGTATCATGTCCCTTTGGTGGCTGTATCAACGCTGAAGTCTTTACCCATTGCTTTGGAGCGGGCAGCGCGTGGGATGGATTAACAGCAGGTGGTCTTTCTAATTGCCATTCCCCTTTTCTGTCCCCACCAACAATCTTTACCAAGTCCCCTTCATAAAATGCGTATTGTCCCACATTTGCCTTCCAGGGTTTGAGGACTGCGACAGGTGGCAGTGGTGGTTTGTCCTCAAAAACCGCTGTGTATTCATTCCCGAAAAGTTCACCCCATGTCATTTCCCTGATTGATTTTGTAGGTCGTGATGGTGTGGTTGGTTTGGTGATTGGGTCACTGACTGTACCGCCCCATAACTCTGGTTTTTTTGATTTGATGATTTCCTCAATGACTTGAACACGGCAAGCATCTTCTGGTTTTTGATAGCAATTTAGGGTTATATCGTTCTTAATTTTGTTAATCCAAATGTTGATAATCTGGTCTTTTGTTATCATTTCTTCTCTGAATTTTTCAGAGTATTTCTGTTGTGCAATCTCATCTTGATTCGATGATTGCCAGAACCTTGTCAAGTCTTCCGATGGTGCAAATAATAGCAATGGACTAAACTCGCATCCTTCAGGAGTGGGTAGTGAAATTGAGATGCTCGTGCCGACTTGCTCGCCTGAATAATGTGATGTGTAAATCATGGTTTTAGTAAGGTGGTAAAGCTATCGTTTTACCGATAGCTATGGACAAAATAAAGCTATTTCCAAATCAATGAAATATCTGATTGTGTGGCTTGCCTGTAATCCGTAATCGCTGAATATGGAATGCAAGTCATTAGCCAAATCCGACTGTAAAATGCCATGGAAAACACCGTAAATCTATTGCCACCAATGACATTAAATTCTATGGGAGATTGATTTAATCCCCAATAAAAATCGTCGAATTTTGGACTGTGCATTGCGCCCCATTGCCAGCATTTTAATGTCGCTATTAATTGTTCAATAAATGTTGGCTCTGTGATTGATTCTGTTGTTTTAAACTCTTCTATTTCAATCATGATTTCTCCTGTAAATTAACGCTACAATTCCCAACAAGAACAACAGTAAAGCATCAATTGTGATGACTATTATTCC